GGCAGTTGCCAGGTAGTCTTTACGAGTACGGAGCAAATAATAACAGAATAATTCAGAGATAGGAAGAAGAGGCTTTATTCTGGAGAAGAAACAATGACGAAGATTTGATAAGCAAAATATCAAGATTAAGGCAAATTTTTAAGGCAATGAAAATGGATGAGGGGTACTCTATACATATAAGTATGGATATGCAAAGAGAAATTTTAGATGTGCTAAGATAGCATTACACACAACGCTCCTTGTATGTGGAACGAGGAACGAGTTACATTATACAAATTGTTATTAACTGTAATACAATGAACCGAAAAAGTATAAACAGAGGTAAGCAGCTAAAAATGGCCAGAGTAAAATTGAAGGTTTGTCGCAACCTAACTTATCTAGGTTTGAGCATGGATTTGATAATGTAATTACAGAGGATAAACTAAAAAATATTATGGAGTTTCTTGACTGGCCATACACGTGGCTTGATGTGAGACACCCACAGTATTATAGTTTATAACGATTTGGCTATGCACCGTAAAGCGATAGCGTATGGTGTATAGGTGTTGTTAGGCTTAGTATTAATAAGAAAAATAAGATTATGAAAAAACAATTTTTATTATTTGCAGGAGATGATTACTACCCCGAAGGAGGTGCATACGATTTTAAAGGCTCTTTTGAGACATACGAATTAGCAGTAAAAGCACACGACCCAAACAAACATAAATACGATGGTGGTTGGGCTAACATATTTGATTTAAAAGAAAAAAAAATTGTTAAGCAATTTAGCAGAGGTAATTGGTATGAAGGTGACGCTGAAATATATTAAGCCTAATGTTTAGTGTAAATTGTCGTTTTAATGCATTTTTACACTTTGTTATAAGTTTGTTGACGGAGTGGTTTAACGTTGATAAAATCGGATAAAGCCCGATTACACAAATAACCTCGGTGATCTAGTAGTTGTGTACGGTAATGGTCGAGAGGTCGCAAGTTCAAATCTTGTACAAACTAATAACTTATAACATTATGCTATAGCATATATGCTATAGCCCTATTTTATAAAATATTTACTTTTTATATTAAATTTGAAATATGACAAAAGAGGAATTTATAAAAGACTATTGCGAAAATTCAGTAATAAACGAGGGGTTTATTGATAAATATCTGGATGTTGTAGAATGTGACAAAGACGCTAGGGGGTGGAAAGTAATTAATAAAAATGATAATGAATAAACACGTAAAGAATTATTTGACTTTTTTTGGATATGAAAAAGGGGATTGGATACCCTCTGAAGTCTCAGGATGTGCAGGAAATGACATACACCATATCCACGCAAAAAAAATGGGAGGCAGAAAACAGTTTGAATATAAAGGCAAGGTATTCGATATTGATGCTATAGAGAATTTAATTTGCTTAACTAGGCTAGAACACGAGGCAGCACACGACCCCACAAGGATGGACCATTTAACCAAAGATGAGCTTTGGGAACTGCATAAAAAAAAGCTAGAAGCACATGAAAGGGTAAGCAAATCTAGGATGCAATGATAGTATTGTTATATTTGTTATATGGAAATAATAAAAAATAGCTGTGGGAGGCGAGGGTGTGAGCTTAGAATTATATTGCCTGTCTGTAGGATGCCTAAGTATGTTTCTACAAAATTGCTACGAACCGACGGGAATATTACGAAGATATTACGTACTATTGGTCTACTTGTGGATCAAGTGGAGGAGAAAAAAGCAGCGTAAATACAGGTCCATATTGTCACCTCTTGGATTATGTCCTCAATGTCAAAATTTTTGGATTAATACTATACTATACCCTATATTCTTTGGATTAACGCCAGAATATATACTATCTATAGGAGGTACTTATATTGTGGTTGAGCTTATAATTATTATAAAAAGAAAATAATTACCCTTTTTTGTTGTTTGTATTGTTTAAAGTCGTAATATTACAACATGAAACAACAAACAAACACAATTATGACAAACCTAATAGAACTAAATAAAGAAGTTATAAACTACTGTAAGAATAATTATCCAAATTGCGGGGGCTGTGGTTTGTCTGAGTCGTGCCTGGTACAGATACCAATAACAGAACACCATATCAATAAAAACACAAAGGAGCTAAACGAAAAAGTAAAGGGATTATGACTTTTAAAAACTGCTTATACTGTAGCTTATTTTTGTCAGGAAAACAAAGAAAGTTTTGCAGTGTAGAATGTGGAGATAATTACAGATCAGAAATATTAAGAAAAAAACAAACTAAAAAACAATTAAAGAAAAAAACAAACTAAAAAACAATTAAAACAAATGGAGATAGACAGAATACCAATGAATTATTTAAGGTTAAATAGTTCTGAAAACGCAGTTAAACAAGCAATTAAACTAAATATATTTTAAACAATTATGGAAACAAAAAAGAGATTACAGCAGGGAAAATTATTCGAAGAGAAAGTAGAATTAATAAAGGTAGACAGCGTTATAGGTTCAGGCTATGAAGAAGACGTAGCTAAGTTAGCTATTGAAGATAAGATAGCATACAGAGCCGCACGTAAAAACATGCAAATACATTCAGCAATAATATGTAAGGTTAATGATGAATTTGCAGGATTCTTTACGTTCGAAATAAATCACGATGCTAAAGAGTACTGTTTATTGCAGTCTGCAATGTATCCGAAATATAAGGACGTTAGTGTATATCAAGATATGGTAAATAAGATAATAGAGGGTAATACTTTTGGTTATCCTATGATTATGACTGTTTCGAAAAAACATGATTTAGAAAAGCCTTCTGTATTTGAAGAAATAGGCTTTAAGGTTAATTTAGACAAAAACGATTTTAAGTATATTTATTATGGAGAGCCTGAGCAGGTAAGAATGAAGTTATTAGCACATACTGCAATGACTAATTTATGGCGGTCTACTTCTGGGTTGTGGCTTCAAAATAAAAGAGCATGGAACGCGCAGATAGACAGAGCAGGAGAAAAGTACGATGTCGCTAATCCTCGTTTCGCATCGCGTGAGGGGTGTTGGCAGGGTTCTAAGGGGTTTTCTAATGTTGTTTTATCCAAGAATGAGATAGTAAAAGGTAAAATAGTACACAATGATAAGAAAACCCTAAATGGTAACGCTTCGGTTTTAGACCCTACTGTATGTGAAATAATAGCACGTTTTTTTATGCCCAAGGGCGGTAGTCATGTCTATAATCCTTTTGGCGGTGGTGTTCAAATGGGTTTTGTTTCTGGTGGTTGTGGATTTACTTATGAATCCTCAGAGATAAGACAAAATCAATGCGATACAAATAATGATATTTGTAAAGATTTCGATAATGTTAACTGGCATAAGTCTGACACTTCGAAGTATATCCCAGAACGAAAAAGTGATTTAACATTTTCATGTCCACCATATTACAGGGTTGAAAAATACATTGATTACGATGGATTACCGCCAGAGGGTGAAATAAATCACTTAGGAACGTACGAGCAATTTAGAGATACATTATTTGAGGGGTATAAAAACGCTATTAAAGCCATGAACGACAATACGTTCTTTGTTGTAATGACTGGCGATAGTAGGGATAGTAAAGGTGCGTATTATGGTTGTGAGGCTGAACATGAGCTGTTTTTTAAAGAACAGGGATTACATATTTACAATAAGGTGATTTACTTGGAAAGTGAATTTACTAGATTTTCACAGGCTAAGAAAACCCTACATAGTAGAAAGTACCCTAAAGCTGATCAGAAAATTTACATGTTTTATAAAGGTGACATGTCTAAAATTAAAGAACTTTACCCTAATATCGGTAGATTATAATGAGAAGCTACAGCAACACAATTACCCTTACCGAAAACGGTAGGGGTATTTGGACAATTGACCCTGTAATGGGGTGCAATTCAGGAGTTAAAAAGGATAAAAAGGGTTGTTTTTCTGATTGCTACGCGGCTAGAAATGCAAGGATATATGGCTACGACTTTTCGCAAAACGTATTAAGGAACTTTAAAGACGAAAAACACTTAAATTCTATTATTAGAAAAATCAACCGCTTAGAATTTCCTTTTGTAAGAATGGGTAATTCGGGTGATCCTAGTGAAGATTGGGAGCATACAATTAATATATTAGAGTTATTAAAGGATACTAATAAGGAGTTTGTAATTATTACTAAACACTGGAATAAGTTGAATATTCAGCAACTAGAAAGGATAAAAAAACTAAATGTATGTATTAACACCTCCATATCTGCTATTGATGGGGATTTACACGAAAACATAGAGCAGTATGAAACCCTAAAAGGGTTTTGTAAATCAATTCTAAGATGTGTTTCTTTTGATTTTAATATTAAAAACACAAAAGGTAGCCATTATGGATTATTGCAAAATTGGATATTTAATAACTACGATGTTTTAGATACTTGCGGAATAAATATGTAAAAATGAAAAAGATAATACAAGACAATTACGATAGTATAGTTAAAAGGGGTTTAATTACCCCTAAAACTACTAAAGAGGACTTTGTAAATAAGCTATTCGAAGAGGTAGGAGAGTTTGAAGAGGTTTATGTTGAGCATGGCATGATAGATTCAGAAGAGTTGGCCGATATTATTTTAGTTTGTTTGAACATAGCAAAGCATTATAATATTGATATAGAAAAAGAGATGAAGGGTAAAATAGCAGTAAATTTTAATCGATAGAACATGAAAAAAGAAAATTTAAAAACAGTAAAAAACTACGCGAATAGTGTTACTTTGGACAG